ATAAATTCATTCAAACCAGAACCTTTCTCAGCAATTAAACTCTGAATAAGCTTGATTTGAGAATCTATAATAGGACGTTTTTTGAAAATCATGTTGTCCTTTAATTTATTTATAGAATTTATTTCGGCAATTTCGGGACATTTTTTGTCACAAAGACATTTCATCATGACATACATTAACCAATGTTCTGCATCGATTAATCCACAATTAATCTCGTTTACGAGCTTAATTCCGTAATTTGCCATATATTCTACTCTAGGACTTTCATGTATATACTGAGAAATAAGATATTCCTCTAAAGTATTATCAAAAAAATCGTTAAAAACTGCTGTATTGAACCGTTTTGCATTCCACATCTTCTTAACGGTCTTATACAGCATATAAATTTGATATTTATCAATCATATTAGACAAAGAAATTTTCTAAATCAGATGAACTTCTATCTATTAAATATTTTTTCTTTAACCCGTTCATAAGGGAATAATAGTTCATTTCGTCCAAACATTTAATTAAAACATTCGGTTCTAACCAGTCATCGACTAAATAAGCCATGGAATCGACGATTGTAATAATCTTGTCTTTATTAAGCTTATAAAGGATATTATTGAACTTATTATATTCCTTAGGTTCGTTCTTGATTACCTTAATCATATATTTTGGTAATCTTGCATCAGAATCAATATCGTCAAAATCAATACCTGCATCCTTAAGACGCTTGTAAAATGATTCTTTACTCTCAGATTCTGTTACTTCTTCATTTACTGATAAGTCTGATACGTTTACCATAATCTACCTTTATTAGAATTCAAAAGAGTTTAAGTTATTCTGAGTTACCTCAATATTTGAAGCAGAAACAGACTGTTGTTCTTGTGATTGATTGAATATATTAGCACCCTGAGTTGGAACAGCTGTATGATTGAATGTCTTTAAGTCAAAAATACGTTGTTTACCAATATCGACACCGATTGTTGCTAATGGACATTTTGGTTGGCCATATCTGGTCTTCAAAAGCTTGACCAAATACATATTTCCTTCCTTGAGTTCTGGCGACTGTGTAACACCGAAAATAACGTCTGCCTTCATTGTCTGACCGAAAGAATCAGCTGCGTCATCAAGTCCAATTTCACCCTTGCTATAACCACCTCTGTTAGACTGTGCTGCAGAAAGAACTGGAATATCCATTTCCATACCGATACTTCTAACCTGAGCGCAAATTTCTCTTAACTTGGAGTTATCGTTTTCATTTGCATTCGGTCTGCCATTAGGAATCATACATCCGATATAGTCAATAACCAATACATCAGGAATGAAACCACGTTTTTCTCTAAGTTCTCTAATCAATGCCTTCAATGCAAGTGCATTAATACAGCCTTCAGAATATTCTTTAATAACAAGCTTGTTATGGCCAATTTGTTGTGTATTCTTCATCCAAAGCTTCTTATATGCGTCCTTAGATAATGCTCTAAGTTCTGTCTGATTAATATCAAACAGGTTTTGCATAATTCTCTGGCCAATTTTAACTTCTGAGTCTTCAAATGAAACATAAAGAACTCTTAAACCAGCCAATAACAAAGCCGATGTAATAGAACACATAAACAAAGTTTTACCAACGTTAGTCGGTGCCATAATCAACGAAATAGACTTTGGATGTAAACCACCACCAATCATTTCATCAATAGACCTACAGCCTGTTGGATATAATCTTTCATTCGTAATAATATCGTTAAAGATTACTTCTGGTTCTTCAAAGAATGAAAAACCAACCTTTGTATCAAACGTAAATGTCTCAGCATAAGCCATTTCATCAGCAAAACTGCCTTTAGACTTACCTGTAGTGCAATATTCATTATAATCCATACATACTTTTCTACCGAGACGTTTTCTAATGAAATTTTGAATTTCATCAAGAATATATGGAGTATTGACATCACCGTCATTAATTGCCATGCACTTTTCAAATTCATCTACTGTTCTCTGGTCAGATAAAAGTCTTTTAACTTCAACTGCATTAGGAACAGCAGAAAATTTAGAATTATAGTCCAAAATGGCATTAACGATATATTTGTGGTCTACATTTGTAAACCAACCAGTATCAAGTTCTGGAATTATCTTACCAGAAACTTCAGGATTTGCATAGATTGTTTTAATAATTATTTGTTCAAATTCGATTTCTGTCATATTTTTTACCTTTATCCTTATATATACCAGGATAACCGTAACTATTTTTATGCAAATATAGAAAAAAGGTAACTGATAGCAGTTACCTTTAATTTTTATTTAGATTTTTTCTTATTCTTCATCATCATCTGGTGAAACATCAGAAATATCTGCATCAGGATTATCTTCTTCACCATCGTCTGGCATTGTTGGAACACTGTAAGCACTGTAATCTTCAATGTCACTGTTCATCATTGCCATAACATCCTGGCTTGTTGTAATCATGACCTGATCTTCGAATGCAAACTTAGTTTCGACATAATGTCTGAAAACTTCATTCTTGTAAAGCGGAATCCAGAATGCTGGGCAATAAAGTTCAGTTTCTTTCCACCACTTTGTAACTTCACCAGTTTCCTTATCAACGTCATAATCTGGTCTGTAGAACTTAAGCGATGGTCTGGACTGTCTTACGACAACACCACATTCTTCAGCTTCATCAAGCAAACCGTAATATGGATTGATACCACCCTGATGCTGAATAAGATACTTAGTCTTGACGAATTCCTTAGCGCCTCTACCTTTCTTAACAGAAGCAGTAATAATCTTACCAAGAATGTTCTTATCCTTATCTCTGTCCTTCTTAACAGATTCACCGCACATAATAGCATCGGAGTTGAAGATAATTCTCTTACCGCCTGGAATCTTGAACGGGTCATCATACTGGCTCATAGAATCGTAAACGTGGTTCATGACGAGTGTTGTAAAGCCGCAGCTCAAAAGAATGTTTGCAAGTTCGTTCTTAAACTTAGCAGCGGACATGTTAACTGCGTCACTTGCTTCCTTAGCTTTATCCAATACCTGATTTTCAACAATCGGGCCCCAAGAGTCAAAAAGAAGGAAAACATTACGTGCTTCTGCCTTACTAAGCCCATCAGACATTCTAGCAAGTGCTTTCTTAATCTGTGGAATTCTGTTATCTGGTCCAAAAACACCAACTTCAGTCATATCGATACCGAGACCTTCAAGAACCTGATAGTTAACGGAGTTTTCAGTATCTATAATAAAGCAATCCATTCCAGCGGCCTGTGCAGCTTTAAGAACAGCATAACCAATCATAGACTTACCCCAAGAAGATTCAGCTGCAATCATAGAAATTGAACCTTTCTTAATACCACCCTGAATCTTACCAGACAAAAGCAAATTTACAGAAATACAGTTTGTTGAAATCCACTCAGGTTTAACTTGTTCAGTTCTGAGCAAATCAACCAACGCCTTATCTTTCTTTAACTTCGCTAATAATTTATTTTTTGCCATTTTATCCTCTAATTATCCTCGGACAACAATTAGTCCTCTGGATTCTTATATTTATAAACATTAGTAAATATAGAAAAATGTTTCCAATTTTTTACAATCGGAAACATTTATTTGTATTTTTTATCTAATTTTTAAAGCCATTCATTAAGAACCTGACCACCGTCATTATACAAATCCTTATACGGATTTCTGACAGTCTGAACAAAATCAGTATCTCTACGTTCAGCTTCCTTCATAAGACTTCGGTCAATAATTGCTGCTGGAGCTTCATTGACAAATTCCTTAGCCTCTGTAATCTGAGTCGGCTGGAACAATGCTTCTGCAGGCTTTACTGCCTTAGATTCTTGAATAACCTGTGGTTGCTGGACTGCAACATCTGGCTTATTCATTTCATCAATTACATTATTAATGTCAGCGGAAGTTTGATTTGCATATTCAGAATACTTAATCTTGTGAAGATTCCAATAATGACTCCCACGCTGTCGAGTCGAGTTAAATTCTTTACCACAAATATCACATACCATATCACTCATTATTCAGTTACCTTTGCTTTCTTAGTGTATTTACGCTTTGGCTTTTCTTCGACAACCTTAACTTCAGTTTTCTTTGTTGCCTTCTTAGAAGTCTTCTTTACAGATTTCTTCTTAGTTTTCTTTGTTGTCTTCTTAGTCTTAGTCTTAGTCTTCTTAGGTTCAAGTGCTGCGACTGCTTTACCAAGTGTCTCTAACTGTTCATTATCGACGTTTTCCTTATCAGCAAACATGTCTTCAGTTACGATTGTGATTGCTGACTTAGCAGGAACTGCTTTTGCTGCAATAATACCCAACTTTTCTGATTGTTCTGTAATAACATTACCATGAGTATCGACTTCATCAAGCTTTTCAGAAAGTTCTGTAAGTTCATCCTTTTCTGCAATAACCAATTCTTCTGTATTTTCAGTAGAATACTGGTTATCATAATCTGGTTCCTTAATAGGTTCTGGACCATTTGCAGGAGGGAACTTTTCAAGAATCTTAGCTGTATCTTCCATAATATCATGGTCACGCTTTTCAAGAAGTTGCTTATGCTTTGTAGCCAATTCTTGCCTTTTCTTGATTGTGTGCTTTGTTACTGCTAGTTTGATTCCCAAGCCGATAATAATAAATACGGCAATTGTTAGAATACTAATATATAGGTAGTTCATTTTTTATTCCTCACTATTGTTTATACGTTTGTGTAAAATATTTATATTTAAATTTCACGATTTATCGTAATTACTGGGAAATTTTGTTCTTTATAAAACTCCAATCTTTCATCATAATGCTGCATACAATAGTTTTTCTTAGTTTTTCCAGTTCTTGTTTTATAGCTTAAATCATCAATAATATCATAAATAATGACCTTATTTTTACTCTTATGAAGTCTTAATCCTCTACCAATAGACTGTAAAACTTGAATTCTAGACTTACTATTAGAATAAAGAACAACACTGTGTAATTTCGGAATATTAACACCTGCTGCCATTGTTTTATAAGTTGCAACAATTATTGCGCCTTCTTCATTTTCAATACCAGTTCTAATATTTTCTCTAGTCTTTGTCTTAACATTACCACTAATTTCAGATATATTTCTATCAGGATATAATTTCTTCAAATATTCAAGTGTGGATTGCAAATGTGCTTTATGTGTTACTAAAATAAGCATATTATCAGATGGTTTTGAATGGTCAATAATAAACTTAAGAACATCATGTCTATGTTCATATTCTTCGACCATCTTTACTTCTTCTTGATATATTCTGTTCTTATTTTCTTCAATAAATTCATTTGGATATTTTAAGAAAATACCAGCGACAGACATTTTAGCCAAATATCCTTCATCAATAAGTTGAGAGGATTTCAATTCAAAAATAACGTTACCAATAACAGAATTAATAATCAACTGGTCAGATAATTCCTTAGGTAAAGTACCGGTAGTTCCTATCTTATATTCTGCATTGAATGAAGCTTTCAAAATTTTCGAAAGAACATTTGCTTTACTCTGTTGGCATTCGTCAACAAGAACGCAATTATACTTATCAAAGAAACTCTTATCTTGAGTTTGTAAACTTTGCCAAGTGGAAATCAAAACTGGTAATCTATAAGTTGGTTTCTTACCAGAATACAATAATTCAACAGAATCTTCAATATTATCCCAACCGTAATCAATAAAATCGGTATACATCTGTTCTACGAGCGATGTATTAGGAACAATAAGCAATAAATGCTTCAATTTCTTTTTTTCAAGCAAATATCTGAAAATGCAATAAATCATCAAAGATTTACCAGAACCAGTACAAGAAAGCAAAATACCTTTCTTATTGGTCAAAGCTTCATAAACTGCCTTGAACTGATATTCTCTTACATCGAATTTTTTTACATATCCATTAATAGTTTCTCTTAATTCATCTTTATCAATTTCTTCTGTAAAATCACCGAAAAAATCCATTTTATACGTATATCTCTTAGTATCACACCACTTCATAAGGTTAGAAACTAACCCAATTGGAAGCAACTGTGTAATAGGAGAATAAACTCTGGTTTTTCCATCCCAGAGGTGATTTACATATCTTGGATTAAATCTATAACCTGGAGCAAAAGCCGAAAAAAGGTTATTTATTTCATGATTTATTTCTTCATCACAATGTAGCTGAGCAAAAGATTCGTTAGATTTTTCAATTACAATATCAACCATATAATATTCTATTTATATTTCTATAAACAAAATATAGAAAAAATTCTGGCATTGTAACCAGAATTTTACATTTATCTGAATTTTTTATATTACTGTTTATCTTTCAATTCAATCAACAATTTTCTAAATGTTTCTACGTCTTCTAAGCTATTAATTTTAAATGACGTATCATTATAAAATATTGTATCATCTACACCTATTGCCCATTTGTTAAATTTTATATAACCGTCAATACCAAAGTGTGCAGTAACAATAAGACGTCCTGCTGGAGTAACTACGACTTTATGAACATTAAATGTATGTTCTTTACCATTTTCTCGTCTAACTTTTATAGTAATCATATTATCTCCTAGTCATCAATCATATTCATATAATAATCATCGATAAAATACTCGATTTTTCTTACCCATTCAGCAACATTATCTGTCTTAGTAAGAGGAACTCCACCTGCATGTGCATGTCCACCTCCACGACCAAGTTTCTTGAAAATTTCAGTTAAATCAATATCATCACATCTAACAGAAATATTACCTTTATTCTTGATTGCAAACCACTTATAACCATCTTTCTTGAGTGCTTCAATACATTCATAATGGAACCGGTCAGTTTCAAAGAATACACCATTTCTAGCTAAGTCTGTAATTTCAAGGGTTTCATACATTTTATCAAATTCTTTCTTTGCATCGACGAAATATCGTTTTTCTTCTGGATACATTGTAGTATTTCCAGTAATGAAACGTCTTGTAAACCATTTATGTCCCATTTCCCAGAAAAGATTATTGAAATATACACTTGCTGAAAGTTTTAATCTGAACATATCATAATCATCAATAATATCGACTAATTTTTCAAGATATGAAATATCTTTAAATTTACTGATGAACTTATAAGCAAGCTTAGTTCCAGAATATAACGTATTGATAATAATATCAGTATCGTTATTTTTATCAACGACTGATTCATGATGGTCAAGAACCAATGTAGTTGATATTTTTCTTAAATCATTAATTGTTTGTGACGGATAGAAATCTGTGCAAATAATTGCATCAAATTTACCATCATATTGTGCAATTTCATCAAGAAGTTTCCATTCTGTATTATATGTTACAGGAATTGATATAACATTTTCATAAAAATTTTTAAGAACTATATGTGAACCAGTTCCGTCAAGGTCATAATGATGGATATTTAATATTCTTAATTTTGGATTATTGTAATTCATAATGAGTAAATATAGAAAAACGTATTGTTATGTAAACAATACGTTGATTTTATTCTAAATCTTTTAATTAACGTCTCATTGATTTCTTTCTATCAAATTCTGCAGCTTT